CTCCATCAGCGGGTCAAAGCCAGCCCAGCCACCGGTCGTCATGCGGAACAGCGTGGCGTACTGGGGCATCAGCGCAATGGCGTGATCCACCTCCAGCCAGCGGCGGCGAATCAGGTAGCGGGCATCGGACAGGTCGGGCTGCTCGGCCCGCCAATCCCAGAAGATCTCTCGGCGGTGCACATACTTGACGCGGTACGGGCACTTGAACGGGTCGTGCTCACGCGCTACCTCAACCCAGCCCAATCCGGCCTTGATCTGGGCCGCGTATGCGTCGGATACCGCACGGTCGGCGCGGGATTCGATTTCAGCGTGCTTCAGCTTCACGGACAAAGCTTCGGCCAGATCATCCTCGCACATCCCGTCATCTTCAGGGCGCACACGCCAATCTGAACGGCTCTTGGCTTCCATGCCCAGCACCGTGTCCACGGTTGGCTTAATCAGGTTGGCAATGAGCGGCGGCTGGCCACGGTCTTGCAGCCTTTCAACCGTCTCCGGTGAGAGCTGGTTGCCGTCGTAGTAATCCGCGCAACGGTCGGCCTCGCGGCGCCAGTGCGGCTGATGCTTAATTTCTCGCAAAAACATCTCAACTTGAGCGCGCGGTAAGGCGCTATCAATCAGATCTTCAGGTGTTTCATTGGTCTGATCGGTAGGCGCCTCGCCCATCACAATTTTGCCGTGCGGCTTGTCATCGTGCTGGAATGATTTGGCATACGTTGGGCCACCTGCATTCGCGCCCGGGTATCCGGCAGCATCGCGGTCAATGGCTTCAGTATTCAGTTGGATCCCGCCGATCATAGAAAATCCCGGTGTTGAGCTATTCTGGGCATTGTCACGATTGCTGGGCTATTCGATTATGTGGCGCACACCGAATCATCCTGCCCGCCAATCGTAACCACGGCGAACATCGAGTGACGCCTTTTGTGGATCCGGCGGCACAGAAGCGTAACGCAACATCACGTATGCGTACCGTGTTGCTGCCATTAAGTCATCCTGCAGCTTGACGATTTTCCCGTCCTTACGGTGATACAGGCGGAATTCATCAAACCAGCTTGATAGGCCTGAGAAAACTTTGAATCTGCCCTGCTGCATGGCCGTAAGCATTAGGCTAATTCCTGCTTCAACGCTTGTGCGGCTGACCTTTTGGCCTTGTTCATCGCCGGTTTCTGGCAATTGCGCCATTTCGTGCAGCATGTTGACGCCCTGCTCTCGATACTGCTCAGCCAACTGGATACCGCTACCCTTTTCCGTCTGCAAGCCATCGTGAGGCCACGCCACCGGCAACCATTCGCCGCGTTGTTTGATCAATGGGGCAACATGGAGCGGCGTCGCATCTGGAACACCGCGGCGACGCTCAATGTCGTACACATACACGGTATCGTTATCCCGATCCCAGGCCAGCCACGCCAAAGCAGTCGGGTGGTCGATACCGAAGTCAATGCCGCAGATAAGCGGCCATAAATCAGGGATTTGGAACGGTTCAACAGTGATCGTCTCCTCGGCAATCGGGAAGATGCGGCCAGAACCGAGTACTGGTATGCCCTTGGAGCGCGCCTCTCGCTCATGCGCTGGATAGGACGCGATAATGCGGTCCCGCTCTTCCTTTGTGTAGTGCGCCACATCATCAATGGTCATGCAGATGTCTGCACGGTCAGGGGTGCGCTCCTTGGCGTCCAAGAACATACGGACAACCTCGGACATGCCCAGCAGCGGCGTAAATGTAATCCAGACAATGCCTTTGGTCGCATTAGTTCGCGTCAAGACTTCGGTATAAATGTCGAGCGGCGGCTCTTCGTCCAATGCGGCAAAGTCAAGCGTCTCGCCCTGCAGCTTGCTCCTGCCCTTCTCATAGCTCTTGAAATAAAGGCGCGATAACTGGCCGGAGACGTGTTTTACGGTAACGCAGTCAATCGAATCCGAAATACCCAAGGCTCGCTTGACGCTTACAATTGAATCCTTAGGGATGGTTCCCGTTCCCCATTCGCCAGGGCGACCCATAAGCAGGCGTTGCAGCGTGTCCCGTGTAGATTCCATCGACTCGCCCAGCGCCCAGCCAGTGACGCCGCGATTCCAGCGTCGGCCTTCCCACCATTCCGGGTATTGCCCGGTCAGGTGGTAAGCAACCTCATAGGCCGATGACCACGTTTTACCGAGTTGGTTGCCGGCTCGGAACAGACGCTCACGGTACACCGATCCCGCAGCATGAAACTCCTTCTGCTTTGGGTACGGCTTGTAACGAGCAAGTTTGTTTCTGTCTTGACGCTTTTTAATGGCCGCCAGCGTCTTCAAGTAAGCCAATCTGGGCGGCAAGTTCTGAAGCGATGGCGGTAAGTGCGTCTTCTGACAGGTTGGCAAACTCGTCGTTTTGGTCGTTGCTGTCTTTTTCATCTAATCCAAAGGCTTGGCGTTCCAAGGTGATGATCTTGTTCTTGGCTTCGATCAGGTTCTTATAAGCCCGAACAAGAAGGTCTAGTTCCTTGATGTCGGCGGCTTCCTTAATGAGCGCGTCGAGTTTTGTTTCTAGCTCGACAGCTCGGGTGTTGTCACGCTGTAAAGACTGTCGATGCTTCAGCACAATGCCTGCAGCTACGTCACTGGCCTGCTCAATAGAATCCTTGATTTGTTGCGCCGATTTCTGCGCCGATTCTTCCGCCGATTTCTCTACAATGGCATCCGTATCAATAGCGGCGATCTTGGCTTGCGTTCGCGCTTTGATCTGTTTGGATAGGTTTCGCTCCCATCCTTGCGCTTTTGCCTTTGCCCGAACCTGAGAGTCGCTGATGCCGCATTTATCTGCAATCTGCCGAATGGTCAGCTGTCCGGCGATATAAAGGCGTTCGACCTGTTCCCAGTCAATGTCGCTGCGCCTAGCCACGCTTGCCTCCGTTCCGCTTTAAGGCTTCCTCTTCCTTCTGGTGGTCATCCCGGCAGAAGCTATCGCAGAACCGCAGGGGCTCAGGCAACGGCTTCTCGCAGAAATAGCACGCTCCCTTGTAGGGGAGCGCATTGATCTTGCGGGAGTACCGGATCGCCAGGTCACGCTCCAGTTGCTCACGTTCACTGGCTTGCTCAAATACGTCTGTCATTTCGATACATTGGCCTGGTCATCAACCCACCCTTGCAGATCGGTTAGTTGTTGGGTTGTTTTAGCGCATTGCTCTGCCAGTTCTGGGGCAACAGAAATGTAGTGGGCGGCGGCTTCATCAGGTTTTGTGGCGGGGTCGGGAACGGCGGGCAAGGCACTGCCACCGGCTGAGCTGCGCAAGCGGAGAGCAGCATAAGTGCTGCTAATAGCGGCGCTGGATTTTGCATGGTTAACCTCGGCTTTCTTGGTAATTTGGTTTCTGGAAGCGGTTTCTACCTTGTTGACGGCAGCTTGCGTTTTGGCAACTGAGGCTGTCTGGGCCTTGCTGTCCATGCGGCCTTTGACATAAATCCCGCCGATAATTGCCGCCACGATCATTAAGCCGGTTGCCCAGCGAATGATTTGGCTTACAAAGTCGGGCATCATTTTTGAGCCTCCATACAGTCGTTGTAACGGTCTAAGCTGCGTGTCCAGACGCCAAAGCAGCGCTTATTGCCCGGCGTTGAGCAGTCGTATCCCTTGACCTTCTTGTATTCCAGATAACCGGCGCACGACCCAAGGTAGTCCCCGGCATTCGCCTTCTTGACCATCGTGGAGTTACACAGCCGGTTAATCCCATACTGGTAGGAGAAATCCAGCATCAGGTCGTATTCCACTTGGGAGAGCGGCGCGGTCACGCAGCGCTTCATGCCGTTCTCGTCCTTCTGGACGTGCGCTAGGCTACGTTGGATTGCTTCAACGGGATTGGTCCTGTCGCCCATCTGTACCGGCGATCCGTCTGGTCGGTGTGTCATGCCAAAGCCGTAGGTCGGCACATCACCTTGCACCGGGATGACGGCCTTATCGGTATAGCCCTCAGAGACCACTAGACTCACCAAGAGCGCAGCAGAGACCGAAAGCGCCGCAATGTTTCGACGTTCCATGGCCATGTTAGATGTCCTTTTGAGCCACGAGGCGGGCAACGAATGCCGCACAGGTAAAAGCGGCAGACAAACCGGCAAACACACCGGGCTCAAACCGGTCTCCAATCAGCGGGAGGGCTACTTCACAGCCGCTCAAAGCCCCGGCGATCAGAATGAAGCGCAGGCTCCACGAACGGCGGAGAATCTCGCGCCAGTTATCGTAGAGCTTCACTTGTTACCTCGGATAACCAGCTCTTTGACGGCAATATCCAAACGCTGGATTTGTTCGCTCTGCACGCGGTTGGAAATCACGCCCTCAGACACATTGCTAAATACCCATGCCACGGACGCCACCACAAGCACCTGAATCACGCCAAACATAATCCCAAAAGCCCAGCCAGCGCCCTTGGCCTTGTTAATGTTCTCGTTGGTATTGTTTTCCACGCCAGTAATGCGGGAATTTGCCTGCTCAACTCGGGTCTTGGTTTCTTCGATTTGCCGCCAGAGGGAATCGATGTTTTCCCTGGCATGACCGTTGTGAATGACCACTTCCGCAATTGTTTTATCCAATTTGGCGATCTGGGTCACGTTAATCTTTATGTCTTCGACCTTTTCTGCCAGTGACGTCATCTGCGCCTCAAGCCGGGACATTTGTGCCGCTAATGGATTCGGCTCTGTTTTGGTTGGGCTCTCTGGGTGCATGATGAAAAGGAAAAAAGTTAGTCGGTTGGCTGAGAGTAAATGCGCCATAACAATTCGATTAAGGCGTTCTGTAGCCCCTCAAAAAGCAGTCGATCAGGATCTTTGACTGCTCTGACGCATCGATCTCTTTTTCAAGCTCCAACTTCCCCCACATCGCCGTAAACTTGCGTCCGGTCCGCAATACCTTCTCGGCGTTGTAGAGGTAATTCAGTGCATCAATGGTCTGTTTGTAAGTCAGTCCCGTCAGTTCTGATACTTCTCTTGCCTTAAGCCAGCCGTCGGCCATGGCCAGAACAGAAAGCACTAGCTCCCGAAAAAACGGATGTTCTCCTGATGCCATGCGCGTCATAAGCGGCCCTTGCTAATCGTCAATCGTTGCTATGCGAATCGCTATCAGGCCGTGTTTAACCGTCTCCATTCTTTCCAGAACAAGGCGGTTTATCTGTGTATCGTCTTTCCAAACGCCTGCCTTGGTGCAGGCATCACCGATCACCTTAAAACAGTTATCGATGTCGCGGCGGCGGTTGTCCGGGGGGTAAATGTCGCATTCAACGTGAAGTTTTCCGGTCATCAGGCCGTCTTGGCCGCTTTTCCGAACCACCTCTGCGACGAGTTGGTAGTAGTTACGGGCTTGCTGGGTCAGATAATGCCGCCCCGCCCTGGTGTGCTTCCAGATATGGTTTCCCGTAGGCGGATACGGTAGCGTAAGGATTAAGGCTTCTTTCACTTAGATTCCCAGCTTTTGAAAAATTGAACGATGTGCTTGGTCATCGTCACCAATCGCCAATATTGCCGCTGGCTCCAGAATTCGCGTATGAATTGCTTATCTGGCATTGAGTAACCTCCGGATGGTGTCGTTCAGTACAGATAGCTCTGTTTTTTTCAGGACGTTCCAGATGCGTTTCTGGCCATGGATACCGTTATGGCTGTCTTGATGGCATGACCGGCACAACGGTACGCACAAGAATTGTTTATGTTGCTCGATATGGTGGGCATCGCTTGGGCCATGGGCGCCGCAGACACCGCACGGCATATCCTTGATCTTGGAGATGTGGCGCTTTTCGGCGGCGGAGAGCTGGTTGTTCATGCCGACACCTCAACTGCCAGCTGGATGCGCTCGCCAATCCAGCGCACGTTCGGAACTGCCCAACTATTACCCAATGCCTTGTATCGTGGACCATCTGGACATTCTGTTGCATCTTTCTTGCGCCAGGGGATCATCGTATAGTTGTCTGGAAATCCTTGTAATCTTTCACACTCTACGGGGGTAAGTCGGCGGACGGCCATTCCTTCGACAACAACTGGCCGTTCTGCCGCTGATGTTCCTCCGCAGCCTTTCCCGTAACTAGCATCGATTGATATGGTAACTTCACCGCCAAGGTAAGGATCAATGGGCAGGTCTTTTTTGACAGCATGCGCGACCGCATGGCTGTGCCCTTTGGTAATCGTGAAGGATGGGTCGCCTGGTTCGCCAATCCCAAACCCTGTGCGCTCACCAAGTGCTTCGTGACGCAGCGCGATCATGGTGTTGATTGGGTATGCCGGTATGCAGGTGTAGGCATCGACTTCCGGCGCTCCCACTTTGCCAAATCCAGCAGTCAGCGTTCCACAAATGTCTACGTCAAGTTTGGCTGGAATCACTCCGCCGTCGCAGTCGAAGTCGGTGCCAAGGCCACCGCCTGCAGTGCTGCGTGAAGGGATGGTGGGAGCGACTTTCCCCGCTTCTCTGCTCGGCGCAGTATCCCGGCGCAGGCCGTCGAACTCAAAAAGAATCGCTGCGGGATCGATGTCTGTTCGAGCACTTGCGACAACGAACACACGGCGGCGTCGTTGGGCCACTCCGAAATATTGGGCATCAAGAGTCCGCCACGCGACTGTTCTTTTGGGACCATACACGCAACCAGCGTACGACCATTTGCCCCCTGCTGGCTCAAGCGCACATTCTTCTCCGGCAAGCTCTCCAAGAAAGCAGCCGAAGGCATTGTCTTTGGTGCTGAGAACTCCCGGGACGTTCTCCCAGAAGATAATTGCTGGCTCATCTCGTTGTTCATCAATGGCATCTGCGATCTCGCAAAAAGTAAGGGATAGGTTGCCGCGTTCATCATCCAACGACTTGCGCTGCCCTGCTACGCTGAAGGCTTGGCACGGCGTACCGCCGCAAAGCAGATCCGGCGCTTCTACAAGCCCCGCTCTAATCTGCTCCGGCAGCGATGTCATGTCTCCAAGGTTCGGCACCTCTGAGTAGTGATGCGCTAGCACGGCACTGGGAAAAGGCTCAATCTCTGAAAACCATGCAGCCTCCCAGCCGATAGGATTCCAAGCAACCGACGCGGCTTCAATGCCGGAGCAAACGCTACCGAATCTCATTTCAGCGACTTCCAGTCCACGTCAGGGTTCAGGTCGTACGGATCGATCTCGATACCGGCCTCTTTACCTAGACGAACGACAGCAGG